ACCTATGTTTGGTGGTTGGGATGGGTTTGATCCTCGTAAGAATCAGTTAGAGACCGAGCAGTCTACTGGCACTGATACACTTTCTGGCGATTTTAATACAGCTATTAAGATTCTAGCTAACCCCGATGAAGTTGACTTTAACTTGATCGCAATGCCAGGTATTACATCTTCGGCTGGTGGATCTCTTACTCAAAGATTGTTGGATATGTGTTCAACAAGAGCTGATGCGTTTGGTATTATTGATATTGCAAACACTACAGCCACTGGTGCAGGTTTAGCCTTGTCGGTTGTTAATGCACAGACAGAAGCAGCTAAGTATACTTCAAACTATGGTGCTACTTATTATCCGTGGGTTCGTATCAATGATATTGATAACGACAAGCTCGTTTGGGTTCCGCCCTCGGTAGCTGTTATGGGCGCTTACGCATTCAATGATAGAGTAGCTCAGCCATGGTTCGCACCTGCTGGGTTTAATCGTGGTGGCCTGGACGAAGTACTTGAAGTTAGAAGAAGATTGACACAGGGTCAGCGTGATGATCTTTATACTAATAATGTTAACCCAATCGCTACATTCCCAGGTCAAGGTATTGTGGTCTTTGGTCAGAAAACTCTACAGGTAAAACAATCTGTATTGGATAGAATTAATGTTCGCCGTATGATGATTGAGGTTCGCAAGACCATTGCTGGCTTCTCACGACTCTTCATCTTTGAACCTAACTCTGTTGCGACAAGAGAGCGTCTATTGACTCAGGTTAATGATTATCTCTCTAGTGTACAGGCAGCTAACGGTGTTAATGAGTTTAGAGCGGTATTGGATGAAACCACTACCACACCAGACTTGATTGATAGAAACATTATCAAGGGTAAGATCTTCTTGAAGCCCACCACCGCAGCTGAAATCGTTATCTTTGACTTCACCGTCACACCTAACGGCGCAGCTTTTAGTGAGTAAAAAACTTAATGGGATGGGGTTTCGGCCCCATCTCGTTATATTTTTTTAATGAGTAGTGTATTTATTGTAGGATGTTTATTAAAATTAAAATGAAGATGGAGATTTAGAATGCCACAGCCTTTTGAAGTCAACGCGATGCTGGCAGATACATTTGAACCTAAGAGACAAAATAGATTTTTGTTTCAGTTTAATGATGACACTCTTCCGGCGTATATCGCACGTACAGCGGCTAGGCCATCTTTTACACAAGAAACTGTCACGATTGATTACTTAAATACCAAGCGTTATTTGGCTGGTAAGTTTGAGTGGAACACAATGTCTATCGGTCTACATGATCCCATTGCCCCTTCGGCGGCTCAGAAGGTTATGGAGTGGGCTCGATTGGCACATGAAACAATTTCTGGTAGAGATGGATATGCAGCTTTTTATAAAAAGAATTTTAGTTTGATCGCCCTTGATCCTGTTGGTGCTGCAGTAGAAAGATGGGAAATCAGAGGCGCTTTTATTACTGATGCGACGTTTGGTGATTATGATATGGGGTCAAGTGAAGTAATGCCTATTGATATTACTGTTCGTATGGATGAGTGTATATTGAGATACTAAAGTATGCTTTATAGTTTTTAAATGTTTTTTAAGAAGGACAAAATTGAATGACCGAAATTAATGTTGATTTGCAAAAATCAAAAAAAGAAAAAGAAGAAGAAAAAGAAGTTTTAACTCCAGAAGAAATGGCAGGTATTGAACGGGCTCAAAAAATGGGAGCGGTGGCCAATGAGGCCTCCGCTTTCAGAGTTCCAACCGAGTTTGTACAAATTCCGTCATTTGGTTTGGTTTATCCTCCCAACTCTCCGTTACATAATCTTAAAGAAATTGAAGTAAGATATATGACTGCAGCTGACGAAGATATTCTTACGTCAAGATCCTTATTGCGAAGCGGTAAGGCTATTGATGCAGTTTTACAGAATTGTATTTTGGATAAAAGAATAAATCCAGAAGACCTTCTGTCGGGAGATAAGAATGCACTTATTACATTTTTGAGAGTAAGTGGATACGGGCCCGATTATAAGGTAGAGATTGATTGTCCTTCATGTGAAGAAACTTCTAAGTATGAGTTTGATTTAAGTCAACTTCAAATGAAAACTTTAGATATTAAACCTTTGTCCGAGGGTGAAAATAGATTTCATTTGCAATTACCATCAGGTACTCATATAGAATTTAAGTTTCTTAATAGTGCAGAAGAAAAAGAAATTTCAGATGCGCAGGATAGGATCAAAAGAACAACCAACTCTCCTGTTGATAGAAATGTTACTACGAGACTTAAGAACACAATCATTTCTATAGATGGAAGTAATGACCCATCTCTTATTAATAACTATGTAGACTCACTTAATGTTAGGGATTCCCGAGCACTAAGAAGGCATATGGAAGATAATACTCCAGATATTGATATGAAACAAGATTTTGAATGTGCTCATTGTGGACACCGAGGGGAGGTGGATGTGCCGATTTCGGTCGGCTTCTTTTGGCCTGAAGACTAATAAAGATTTTTTTTATAAAGAGTTATTTGACATAGTGTATCATGGAAAAGTGTCATTTCAAGACGCGTATAATATGCCAATTAACTTAAGAGCATGGTGGATAAAAAGAATTAATTGGACATTGGAAGAGCAGCGAAAGGCTGAAGAAAAGGCCAACAAACAGATGTCAAGATCGTCTGGGCCGAAATCAAAAAAATGATTAATATATTTATCCCTTTACTATGTTTTTATGGTAGAGGGATATTTATTTTGTACATTCATATATTCACAACTGTAGAGATCTGGTATGGCCGATATTGCCAATAAACTAAACAAAGAGTCCGAGGGATTAGCTGCATCATTTGTGGAGGTCAAGGCCAATACAAATGATTTCGGTACAGCTCTTACTGAAGCCACCAAGAGCATGGCGGAGTTTAGTCAACAATACAAAAAAACCGCGGAAGATATTCCAGCGGCCACCAAGGGAATAATGGCCTCACTAAAGGGTGCTCTCTCTAAGGCTGGCGGTGCATTTAAAAAAGTACCAGGCCTAACTAAACTGGCTGCTCTTGGCCCTCTTGGGGCAATCACAAGTGCCGCTACACTACTGTTCAAGCAGTTGATGCAAGTAAGTGATACAATCGCAGATTTGTCAAAATCCACAGGATTAGTAGGAAAACAATTAAAGGTTGTATTCAAAGAAGTTAAAGCTGGTGCTGCAGGCATGCACGCCTTTGGTATTGGATTGAAAGAAGCCGGTGTACAAGCCTCTGCATTAATAGATTCCTTGGGTAACGCTAATAAAGTTACAGGACAACTTATAGATGTTACAGCACGAGTAGCAAAGGCTATGGGAGGAAGTGCACAAGAATCTGCGGCCTTGGCAGATAATCTTATAAGAGGATTTGGAAAGACGGCCCCTCAAGTTGAAAAATTTGCTCAAAGTATAATGAACTTTGCGACTAAATCAGGCGTTAATGCTCGTAAGGTTATGAGAGATATTTCTAACGATAGTAATCTAACAGCAATTTATTTAAGTCGTGGTGAAGATTATATGGCCAAGACGGCTGTTATGGCTGCCAAGATGGGCAAGTCAATGGCTGATAACTTAGGTACTACAGATGCGTTTTTGAATATAGAATCTGGATCTGATTTAACTGGTCGTCTTAATCAATTTTTTGGTAGTAATCTTAATGCGTTGAAAATGTACAACATGGCAGTAAAACAAGATACTGTTGGAGTAATGAAAGAATTGAATACGGTTTTTAGTTCTCCAAAGGGTATTGCTATGATAGAAAAATATCCTGGCATAGCTAAGCAGTTAGGTGCTGAACTGGGCCTGAATGTTAAAGATATGAAACAGTTAGGTAAAGTTATTGCTGATATGGATAAAGCTGCGCAAGGGCCGACAAAAGAGCAAATAAAGTTAAATGATTATATTAAGGACGCAATGACAATGTGGGAACAACTGAAGGGTCTTGTATCCTCTGCGTTGTTACCTTTGTTTACGGAATTGGGTACAATGCTCCACGATCAACTAAAACCTATGATGAATGAAGCTACCGATATGGCTAGCGCATTTGGTAAGAGTATTAATGAAGCGATGAGTGGCGCCAAAGGCCTTGGACCTAAATTAAAAGCTGCCTTTAGTGTGTTAAAAACTACCTTGGGTCCGATTTTTACACAGATGGGGAATGCCATTGGTAGCGCTTTTATGGGTGGTGTTGTAAATTGGTTTGCAAACTCTACGTTCGGTAGAGTCATAAAGGGTATGGCTGTTGGTGCTGCGGGAGGTGCTGCGCGTGGGGCACTAGCTGGACCTAAAGGAGCTTTATTAGGAGGAGGTATTGGGGCAATTGTGGGGGGTATTGGCGGATATATGAGTGCCCCTTCTGTCAACGCCACTGGTCAAGTTCATCGTAGTCCAACCTTAGCTTTGGTAGGTGAAGAACATAGAAGCGAAGTTGTTATTCCTACGGAAAGAATAAGAAAAGGAATGCCGGTTAGTAATAGTGTATCAAGAGAGTTACAATCTATTGG